CCTTACCGTATTCGGCTGCAAGCTTCTCAATTTCAATGCGCTGGCCTTCGCTGACTGATCGACCCTTGTCCTGTGCCTTTTGCAGAAGCTCCAGCTTCATGCGCATTGCTTCAGCGGCGACACCTGTCTTGCCGGTTAGCTGTTCCTCGAGCTTCAGTTGGTCGATGCGGTCACGCGCTGATTTGACCAGGTCGCGGTATGCATTGGCATCACGTGTTGCTTGGCGCTCTGCGTCCGACTTCTTCGGTTTCTTCTCAAGCTCTTTCTTCTGGCTCTCCAGCTTGTTGACGATATCGTCATTCGCGCCGAACCGATTGTTGAAAGAGACATCGCTTAAACCTTGATTGCGATCCCCTTTCGGTGTGGACTTAGCGAACCCATCTACTGCGGCGCGAGCCGTCAATGCTGCTTCGGCAAGCTTGATCAGTTCATTGCGGTGTTCGCTCAGGTCGGGGACAGTGCCGGATAGACGATTGATTGCGTCAATCAGATCCCGGAAGCGTCCATCACCCTGCACAGTCTTGTCGAAGAGTTCCTGAAGTTCGTCACGAGCCTTCTTTGAAGATACTTTGCTTAAGCCATCTGCAAACCTCTGGGCTGCTATTGCTGCCCCATCTACTGTGCCAGTCAAATCAGAAAGTGCATTTTCTGCACTAAAGGCCTCTTCTGTCGCTTTGAGCAGAGAGGCTGCAATTTTAGTCGTTATCGCTCCAGCATCCTGAAGCCGGCTGATTTCCTCTTGAAATGCCGACACCTCCGGCTTGCCGTCCTGTACTGACTTCTGAAAACGTTCGATAGCAGTCCGTGCACCTTCAAATTTCGACCCTAGCAAGCTGATACCTTCTGATTTGGCTAAGTTGCCAATCGCAGTTTGCGCGCTCTGCAATAGGAGTATCTGCTTTTCATCGATCAGAATTTGTAGCTTGAGATTAGCTAGGCTTTCGGATTGTTTTAGAAACTGTTTTTGTTTCTGCGCGACCGCCTCATATGCGGGCCCAAGGTTCTTTATGATCGTCTCATGCTCTTTAAGAAGAGCATCAGCGGTCTTAATGTCGCCTGCTGAAGTGACGTACTGCAGGAGTGCTGCTCCCGCTGCAATCACACCTATAGTAACAAGAGAAACCGGACTAACGATTGAAGCAAAGGCCGCGCCGATCCCCTGAATTACAGCTTTTCCTTTGCCCATTTCGTTGAACACTGCGGAAAGTTGAGTACCTTGCTGCAACGCGATCTGAATAGGCGACATACCCATAGCAGTGGTCACAGCAATATCTTGGAACTGCGCCGCAATGTTTGCTGTCTGGAAGCCTTTGGCGCCCGAGCTCACAGCCGAATTGCGCTGTTTGATCGCAGCTATGCTATCGAGTGTTGCCCTACGCTCCCGCTGGATCGCGGTTGTCATTTCATCCGCTGAAATAGCGCCAAGGCGATGCGCCTGCTGTATGCTGACGACTGAAGCCTGATATTGCTTCACCGCTGCGAAAACGGGATTGTAGCGAGCGCGCAGCTTCTCCATTTCCGCGCCCTGTTCAGCAAGAACGCCATTCCACTGCTTGGCCGCTTTTGTCCCGATGCCAACCATCTGATCGAGGCGCGCCTGCATGGCCGTGGTCATCGAATTGGCGATGCCTTTGCCCATTGCATCAAACTTCTTGACGATATTTCCGCTGGCGGCAGCAATGTCGCCCTCAAGCTTCTTGAGGGTTCGACGGATAGTTGCAGTGTCAGTGCTAATCGAGATAATCAGATCATCGGTCTTGTCGGCCATTTACCTGATGTCCTATAAGAAAACCCGACATTACGGACGGGTTTGGGATGGCTATGGAAAACTGGCTCAAAGGATTGATCGCAGCGGCGTGCATCGTCGTTATAGGTGCGGGAGCTTACAAAGCTTGGTCGCACTATAATGACTGGCGCTTATCTTCCGTAATTGCTGAACGGCAATCGACTATTGATCGCCGAGAACGCTGCGCCGCATATAAAGATAACTCACGCCCATTCCAGAACGAAAGCGAAGGGCTAGCAAAACTCAAAAAGAGCATCTGCGCTGATGAATACCCCGACCTATACTGATCAGCCATATTTCTTCATCAAAGCGTCAAGCTGGGCATCTGTTGGCCCGGCTTTTTTCTTTTTGATACCCTTCGCTTCACAGTGACCATCAATAGCAATGACCAGTTCTGAGAGCGTTGAACGCCAGAATGTGTCGGGCGTCCATCGAAGCGAACCATAAGCAACGGATTGCCATTCCCGCCAAGGAAACGGTTTTAGCGCTTTACCTTGGCGGGTTTGCCGTTTCCCGAATCTTCCTCATCAAAGTGATGCGAAAGTGCTTTGGCAAAGGCTTCTGCAATCGGCTTGAAGTGCTTGAGCTTCAGCCCCTCAAGGGCCTTGGCCGGGTCACCCCCCACTGTCAATGCTGGAAGTGCCGCACGCGTGGCCGCAACTTCGGTGTTTGATAAACGCAGAAACAAGTCAGCCAGTGACTTGCAATCAAGGTGTGTCGAGACAGTAGAAAGCCCCTCAAGTGTGGCAGCAATGACCAAGGGAACATCGCCCACCCAAAGAGCCACTTCACCACGTGCGCCATTGACTGGCAGCGGAAATTCTTTTTCTGACATCAGCTTCCTGCCTCCGCCTCAAACGCCAGCTGTCCCGCCGCGACAAATGTCGCGCTGAACGTCATGTTGCCTTCCATCTCGCCGCCGAACTCGAAGTCCGAAACGAACCATGGGCCAGTGAAATCCCCAAGGCCAGGCACTATGACCTGAGCGTTGAACTTGGTTGCATCCGTGACATGCTTCACGAAGGCGGCGCTGCTGGCGCCAGCAATATACTTGCCATTGCCTGAGAATGTGCGGTTCTTGATGCCGGGTTCCGCTGTCTTCTGCGGTGTTGCTGCCGGATTAAGACAATCAACGGTTGTCGTATCGACTTCATTTGCCGACATGTTGAACGATGTCGTTTCCAAACCGCAAAGCGGCAGGAAAAGCTCAGGTGAAGCGCCGTTTCCGATCTTAATCAGAAGAAGGCGACCAATCTGCTGTCCATCAGCCATGGTAATAGTCCTCTATTGCCGGATCGATCTTCGAACCAGGCTGTTGCTGTTTAGGTTTTGAGGGAGTGGCGCTTAGAGCGCTTCTATGTAGGCGACGAAATCGCTTACTGAGTGTGAGAGAATGCCGTCACGTTCTCGCAGATAGTTGGTTTTGACGTGATTGACGCTGATCACCCGGTATCCGTCTATTGCCAGCGGGTATTCATGAAGGGCGTCATAAGCTGCCTGCGCAATATCCTTGACTTCCTTGTATCCACCGTACTCAGACCATCCATCGACCTGAAAGAAGACGCGGAAGGCATTCTTGCAAGTCACGTCTTCCTGATGAATGTCATCGTCACCGATAGTCACATAGGGCAACTTGGCGTCAGTTGGGGGAATGTCATAGATGCCAGTACCAACAAGTGCGGACATAGACGCGGAGCCAACGAGACGATGATGAATGGCTTGCTGCAAACTATTACTGAGTGAAACCATTATTTCCCCATCGCCTTCCGCACAGCCTTATTAACTGCCGCATTGATCTTTCGCCGGGCTTTCTTCTGCATCGCTCGCCATGTCGGAAACACGTGTGGCTGTTTTGGCGTTCCCGGATGCTGAGTACCGGGTGCCGCACCCTTGTTGACGTGCGGTTTCGTTCCAAACTCTAGAAATCGCCAGATGTATTCTGCATAAACACCAGCTGCATCCGGGTCTTTTGACTTCGTTTGACCGATTCCTATGCCGCCCTTCAAATCGCGCTGAAAGCCACCTTTGATGCTAGATCGGTAAGCGCCCGCCTTGCGTGCCCCACCCGTAAGCTTGTCCACTGTCGGGCCGATTGGTGCACGAGATGCAATAGCCTCAGCAGCGTCTCTCGCGATTTGCTGCTTGGCCTCAGCTGCATTCTTCTCAGCTTCAGGAGCCAGTTGTCGCAAGCGGCGGTTAAGCGACTCTCGCCCCTGTATTTTTGCCTTGATCGCCATGTTATGGGGTCTCGCCTTTACGCGGAGTTCTGATCAGGCGAGCGCGTTTCTTCGCAATGGCCTCATCAGCACAATCTTTCTTTACAATCAGGGTCATGCCCCTTTTGTATGCGATAGTGAAAGAGGGGCGCTTGTAATTGAAGTCACAGACAAAATGCACCCAGGGCATTTTTACATGCTTCCAATGGTGACACCGCTCTGTGCGGTAATTTCAACAAATCTGCGATCATCGGTCGTAACAACAGCGCGGATGTTGTATTTCGTGCCGGTGCGGAGATCTCGCATGGTCGTTGACGTGGTGATCTGGCGGGTTTTTTGGCTCCTGCGAACCGTCACGACAACAGGCTGCACACCGCTGAGCCGGGAAGCGATAACGGACTCACCTCCGCGAAGAAAACGATAGTGAGCACGGGTTTTTATAGTCTCAGGCTTGCGAGTAAACCCGCCCTGCCCATCTGGCACTTCAGTGATTATATCAAATGCCACTGACTGGATCAGGTCCCCTGCATTGATATTAGCCATTTACAATCTCCAACTGCCACGCACGTCGCGGCTCCGATCTTGCTTGTCCGTCCGGATGAACTTCTACGCTTGGCAAATCGTCATGATCGACCAATGACCGAACCGGATAAATGACGGGCTTGCGGGTCAATTGCTGCCACGCATTGCCTATTGCGAAATCCGCTGCACCGTGAGCCGGAAGCTTGGATAAGATGGCCTCAACCTTATCGACCGGCACGCTGTAGCAA